TGTAACAAATCAACTAAATTATCATTATCAATTTTATCTGTTTTATTTAACTCAGTAATTAATTTAGATACTTCAGTAATTTTAATTTTAGTAGCTGCGTCTTTTATCTGTGCAGATATTTCTTTTAATATTCCTTTTAAAATATTAACTTTTGAATTATAAAATTCTCTTAATGATGGTTTTGAATCTACTGAATATATAAATTCCTTTAGTATTTCTTTTTGTTCTATACTTAAACCGTCATACTTGTCATTAAACTTTTCTAGTAATATTCTATATGTTAAGGTTCTTAAATCTTTATCATATTCAGAATATTCTTTTATTATTGTATCTTTATCTTTATTTAAAACCTCTGATTTAGTTAAAAATTCTAACAATGTAATTTTATTATTATTTATCTGATCTATGTTAGTTACTTCTTTGTAGTTGTAACTTTCTATTAAAGTGTAAATAGAAGCTATTTCTTTATAGTTTTTTACTTTAGCACCAAAGAAAGATTCTAAATTATAGTGTTTCTTAATTTCATTAATTAAGTTATACTTTTGTTTTCTAAGAGAAGACCTATTGTATTTTTTAGAATTTTCTAAAATAGTAGAAATAAGTAAATTAGCTCTACCTTCATTTAAAGTATTTGATTTTAATATAGACTCATATAATTTATATTCACGTCCTAATTCTGTTTTAACAAAATATTCTTTAAGTATATCAATTGCTGGTGAGTCACCACCTTTAAGTGTATCCGCGGTGATTTGTCTTACTAGTAATTCGAATAATATACCAGTATTTTTAAATTTTGAATGTTTTATTTTCATCAAAAATATATTTATTTATAAATATTAGCTTTTTAGTTGAGATTCATCAAGTAATGATGAAGTATTTGCATCTTCTTCAAATATTAACTTTTTCTTGTTAAGAGATTTAAAGATGTCTTTATTTTTTAAATATGTCACATGAGCACTTTCTGATTCGCTTAATCCAGGTCTCCCATCTCCATCATTTTTATCTGTATCTTTCATGCGTTTTACACCTAGGGGATCTTTACCAAAATTGTTTTCTTGCTTACCTCTAGTAGTCATAGAATCTTTAGGTCTTCCTAATTGTGGGTCGTCTTGACCATAACCATCAGGTACATTTGCTGGGTCAGATTGTGTTCTTCCCATCCCATATAATGATGCTAAATCATGAGGCGTACCATATGATTTACCTGTTGTTACTGGGTCATTACCTTCAGCTTCAATTTGATTTAGTCTAAACTTACGTTTAGCATCTTCCCTAGCTAAATCTCTATACTCATCATATTGGTCTTCACTAAAGTGGAAAACATTATGATAAATCCAATCAGATGGTACTAAACCTTGGTCTAACATCTGTTGTGCTAATTCTGTTTTTGATTTTAGTAATTCAATTTTTTCTTGATCATATATAATTGATGGTGTAGTCATTGATAATTCAAAATTAGTCAATGTTTCATCTGTATAACCTTGAGTATATAAATGTACTAATGCTATTTTATTAAATTCCGATAAAATAATTCTTTGTATTCTATCAATGGTACGAGCAAATCTAATATCTTCAGCTGCTAATGTAGCTTTACCTTCTGTATTTTCATCGTACCCTAAGAATGCTTTAGGTATTTTAAGTGCCGCAAATAATTTATCTCTTAAATATTCTACATCTTGAATACCATCATATGATAAACCTGGTGTTGTATCAATTTTAGTTGCATTATCATTTCCACGAACAGGAATATAAAAATCTTCAAGCATGTTTTGCATGTTGTATTTTAAGTTATATTCACCTGTTTTTTCATCCATCATTGGGGTACGTTTCATACTTGAAATAGTTTTTTGCATAAATGCTTCTACTTCATTTGGTGGAATAGCTCCAACATTTACATAAAATACTCTTTTTTCTGGGGCACGAGCAATTCTATGAATTAGCATCGCGTCTTCCATTAATGTATATTGTTTAAATAATTTTCTAGCTGGTTCAATATATGCTCTACCATAAGGAAGATAATTAACATCTGCTACAAATCTAAAATGAGCCATTTCGTAATTATCAAATACTATACCTCCTCTATCATCTTCTACACTTTGGTTAGGTACATTATAGTAACCATAAGAACCACCTGCAAATCCATCTGGGTTCCATCTATATTTTACTTCTGATGGGTTTTCCATGTTTTGACCTTCCATTCTTTCAATGTGATATGCTGTGTAAGGTATTACATTATACACTCCAAATTTTTCTGATATTTCTAATTTTAAGAAGAAATCACCATATTTACACATTTGTCTAACCCACATCCAAGCATTAAATTCTATATTTAAAACATCATAGAATAGGTTATATAATATTTTTTGAATATCTTCATTTGAACTTCTAATTTGAAGTACTTCACCCATATCATTTTTAAGAGTAGATTCATCAGCTAAAATATCTAATGCTGAAGCAATAATAGCATCTTGATCCATTATATCATATTCTGAATATAACTGTGGTCTTAAATAATTGTAATTTAAGTTAAATTGGGCACCGTATAGTGATGAGGGTGCTGTAGAGTAAACTCTATTAAATCTATCAACTAAAGCATTAGTTTCATATTCTCCACTAGATTGGATATGCCCTGAATCTATTGTTTTAATTTGATCTCCTCCTACATTTCTTATCACAACATCTGTTGAGAATAATCTTTGTAATCTTGAAAATATACTAGTATTTGCCATTTTTATATATTAATTATTGTTATAAATATTATTACAGTAGCCAATCAATGTTTTCTTTACCATTTTTTGTATCTATACTGTAAGGATTTTTCATTTTGTTAGTATTACTATAGCTACCTTGGTAAGCTGTTCTATTAACTTGCATATTATTTAATGATTGTCTCGTTAAATCAATCCCTCTTTGTTTAAATTTTAATGCTGTATCTCTGATGTACATAGCAATACTAAAAGCCATAACTAAATCATCATTGTATCCTGATTGTGCTTCTGGTCTTCCATTACGCCATATAAATGTTTTCATTTCTTCTATCAATCTTTTAGATTGTATCGTAACCCCTTTATCGCTAATATATTCTTGGAATTTACCTATTACCATAGGTCGCGTTCTTGATGACATAGTAAATCCAGGAACCATTTTTGAATGGTCTTGATATTTATCAAAATACGAATTAACATTGGCTTCTCCACTCTTTTGTGAATAGTAAAGATTTTGATATGCTCTATCAATTACTACCTGTATAGTTGCCCAACCAATATTAGCATTTTCTATAATTAACATTGCTTCATTATATTCTGTAGCTATACCTACTAATAAATGTCCATATTCTTTAGTACCAATTTGCCCTTTATATTCAGCTACTTGTACATTTGTTTCTGTATCTATAACATGAAATGCAGAATAATCTTTTCCATCACCTCTAGACACATCAGCTACAACCATATAACTTCTAGAATAATCTGCTTGTTCCCAAACCCATAAATTTTGGTCATTACCTCGTTTTTCTAATGGATCTTTTACAAATGATTTTTCATAATATTCTATATATTCAGGATAAAATACTATATCACCAGAAGTACTAAAATCACAATCACACTCTTGTGCTGCCATTCTAGGATCACCTAATAATTCATCTTGTCTTTTTCTCCATGTTTCATCTCTTTCAGGGTGAACAAACCAAGGTAACTTAATTGGTAAAAAATCATTTTCTCCAGCTTCCGCTCTAGTCCAAGTTTGATGGAACCAATTACCTGTACCATAAGGAGTAGATAATGCTATACAACCACCACCTGTTGCTAAGGTTTGCTGTGCAGATGCCCAAATTTCACCAATATTTTCAATAAATGCTGCCTCATCAATTAGTAGCAAAGATACTGCTTCTGATCTACCTGCATCACTTGAAGCTGAAGTCGCTTTAATTTGTGACCCGTTATCTAATCGTAATGTTAATTTGTTATTTTCAGGTGCATTTAGCTTAAGCCATGAAGGTAAGTTTTCATACATGAATTTTACCTTTGTTACCATGTTTTTAGCTGTATCTTGTTTAGTTGCTATACAAAGTATGTTTTTATCCTTATGAAATATCATTAACCATAAAGAATAACCAGCTGATAATGTTGAAATACCTAACTGTCTAGATTTTAAAATAATTGAATACGGGTTATCACGCCATAACGTTATTACTTTATCCTGGAATGGGAATAGATTAAATTGTATGCGCCCACGTTGTGGGTGTTGTATATAACAGTATTTACGCATAAAATGCACGGGATCTTTAGCACATTTTAAATATTCTTGACGTATTACTTTTTTTAAATCTGACATACTATTTAGCTAATAATAACACTAACCCTCCAACTACTAATGCACCTGAACCAAGTTGGAACAGTTTTGTTTTTGCTTTTTGTTTTTTTAAATCAAGTTGCAGTTTTTTAGATAATTCTTGTGATATTACTAACTGATCAGATTTTGTCATCACTATATTTTCAAAATTCATAACACTATTATTTAGACTAGTAATAATACTATCCTTAAAAACTATTTTTGTTTCTATTAAGTTTAACTTAGTAGCTAATAAACTTAATTCTTTTTTTGCCCCATCACCAGTTATTAAATCTTTAATTACTAGTTTCGCTATTGGTTTTTTTAATTGAATCGTTTTCTTTGTATCGTTCTGTGAAAAACCTTGTAAGCTCATCATCATTAAAACTATCAACGGAATTAACTTTTTCATTTACTTTATATTTTAAAGTGACAATCTTTTTGTCTTGCTGACCAATTTCTAGGTCTAATTTATTTATTTCTTGATTTAAGGTGTCAATCTTAAATACTAAATGGTCATTTGCACTATGTAAAGAATCAACTTTTGCTTCTAAAGCATTAATTTTTACATTATAATCCACTACATATTCTTCATCCCCTAAAAATACAAAATAAATTAATGTACTTAATAGGATAAAAATTACACTATAAGTAATTAATCTTTCTTTAGACAACATCTTTTTCTAATTTTGCAACCAATGATTCTAATTCTTTCTTTTGTGGGGTTTTAGTTCTTAAGATATTTTTAATTTTTTCCTTTTCTGCTTCATCCCCAGCACTGTATTTACGTGCTAATGATTTCATTTCTGTTGAAATAGATTTTAGGGCTTTAATTGCTAGGTCTAATTTTTTATGTTTACCCCTAGCTCCTTTAGCTGCTTTAATTGCTTTAGCATCTACATCATCTTCATCATCTACATCTTCTTTTAAATTAGAATTCTTTCCTACTAACTTATCTGCTTCTTTATCTCTACCACTTCTTCTTAAATAATCTATATATCGTTGATCATCTTCTTTAGGTTGTATTTCTTTCAAAGCATTAATTAGATCACGAATTGCTTCGGTTTCACCTACATTTCTATACTTCATAAATCTAGCTACAGCTTGTCTTGCCATTCTAACTTCTTCAGATGAAGGACTTTCGGTTAGAGTGTCTACGATATTTTCTTTTATAAACGATTTTAATTCAGATTTCTTCATTATATTAGAGTTTTTATTATAAATATGTTAAAGACTAGTAATATTCAATATTTGTTCAATACGTTCTTCTGTAGTACCCTTTATAGTTTCTATATTTTTCATCATATATGCATATTTTCTAATAAAACTTGTAATAGTAAAATCTATAACATCTCTATAGTGTTCATCTGTTTCACGTACCCCATTATCTTCAATAGGCAAGCCATCAGGAGAAATATAAAAAATATAATCATATTCTCTAATAAATTCTTTTGCATATTCTATAAATTTATCTTTATCTTGGTAAGGTATAGATTTTGCATTTTGAGTGAATGCCATAACATCAATAATTGTTCTATCGGTTATAATATCATCATACATTAACTCACCACAACGTTCAGCTAAAAATACTGTCTGTCCTTTTAATGTTGAATCAGTATTTAAAGGAATGCCTAATGACATTAAATGTTGGCTGCGTTCTGTTGCAAATTCATATTTATCAAACTGTGGTAGTTTTTTTAAAGCATTAACCAATGTTGTCTTACCTACACTCATTGTGCCACATAAACCTATTTTCATATTTAATTTCTGTGATTTTGCCCTTTTGGAGCTGGTTGCTTGTACCAAGGTAAACCTGTTCTACCTCTAACTGTTTCCTTATAGTCAGCTTCACTATATTGAATACCATAAAGATAATATTCTCTCTTCCTTTCAATACCTTCAGGTATTAAAGCAGGTCCCTCCCAGTTATGTAATTTATTATCCCAAATATAGGCTATAGTCCCATCTGCTTTTTTAAGTTTTTGGCTAATAGGCCAATCTTTGTCTTTATTTTTCATACTCTAATATACGTAAAATTTATATGGATTCCTAATTTTTTAATATATGTTCTGCAACATATGTCCCTTGTGCACCACTTACCGTTATACCTCTAGCTGATAGAGCATCTCCAACGAAATGGACATTACTATACTTGGTGAGTGCTAAATTGGTATAATCGACAAGTGGCTCAGGTGATAGATATTTTACTTCAGGTACATAAATACCCCAATCGTCTTTTAATGTTGGAAACACTTTCTTCATGTCATTGATAAAGTCATATACATAAGGAAAATAAGGTTGCATTGCTTTTGAAATTTCATGTAATCTATCTACTTGAATAGCGGATACATTTTCACCTTCTGATGTAGTTGATGGTTTACGTGTTGGACTATAATATAATCCTGTACCATCAATTTGTAATTTTTTAACTACATCTCTAGCCCATTCAAATGGTTTTGATATACCTTGTACTTCCATTAGTATACCAAAATTAGTCATATCATTTCTAAATGATTCATCTTTTTTAGCATGTCCGTTGTAGCTATGGTCTCCATACGTTTCTTCAACGGCAACATATGCTGCATTGTTGTTTGTACAGAAAGAACGTAATGATACTCCTTTGTCTTCGAATTTACGATATAGTTTAAAATCATAACTTATATCAATTAATTTTTGAAAATGTTTTTGTGGTGCTTCAAATCGAACACCTATTTGAACTGGTTTTGGTTCAGTAGGTAATTCATACTGTTCTGCTAATAATTTACCAAAA